CCTCACGGGCCGCCGCAGCCGTCGTGTCCGCCACATTAGCGGCGCTGGTCGCCTTTTCCAGCGCCCGGGAACTCTCACCCTTGGCGTTGGAGGCGACGGCGAGCGCCGACTGCGCGCTTTCCTTGGCGACGTGAGTGTTCTCGGCGGCGTCGTTGGCGGCGGTGAGCGCCGATGTGGCGTCACGGGACGCGGTGCGCGCCTGAGTGAGGGCCGAGCCAAGATTCTCGTCGATCTTATTCATCGCCCCGTTCAGGTCGCCGAGAACACTGAAATGGTCGGACGCCACATAAAGCGGCAATTGGAAATTATTGGTCTTATTGGTAGCGGGCATTAGTTTACTCTCCTGTTCTGAAGGTCCTGCATAGAAAGAGACTCGATTTGCTGGGCCGTATGAGAAATAATTCCTGTGCCCGTGGACACGTACTCCATGATGCTGAGAATAGCGTCCTGTGGGCTACAGTACTTGCCCGTGACGGGCGAGAACATCCAGGTCCCGAAATGCGTCAGGAAATTCTTGCCTTCGGTCTCCAGTTCGCTGATGGTGACCGGCCAGCCATCGATATCGCCGGCGGTGCACCCCATACGGGACAGATCATCAGCGAGGAGACCGTGAACCGTGTAGCGGTTGTGCAGGTCAGATATGAGTTCACTCAGTTCACAGGTCTCACCGGTCAACCAATTGAAAACTTTGAATTTGTCGTCTTTGAACTGCCGCTTGGTCCACTGGGTCAGTGTCTCCTGGAAGCGTTTGAATTCCTCATCATACTTCCGTACCGACTCGGCGATCTGCTCCCGCAGCTGCTCTGGCAGCGCGTGATATTGCTCCAGTTCCTTGCGGACGTCGCCGAGAAGCCGGGTGACCCTCATATTATAGTCGGCAGCCAGATTCTCCAGATTATTGGAGAGGTTATCACGCAAGCCGTTATTGACCCACTTGCGAAGTTCCTCTAGAATCTGCAAATACGTGTACCCGTCACGATACGTAAAGGGGACTGTATTGGTCAGTCGGTAATCGGGTGGAACTAGAAGATAATCGCCATCCTTGATGATATCGTTCGGGTTGTAGGGTTCAGTACCAGAGCCCATACGTGCTCCTCCTTCCTATCATGGAGTCGTTGCTACTTCTCACGCTCATGAACAATTCCTGCAACTCCGTGATCACCATCATATCGACATTCGTGAATGTCTCCCGCCACGCCGCGATCAACTGCGGCGCGTGACCAGTATAACCCCACGAACGCGACTCCTGAGACCCGCGCTGCGACGACTCGCCCGACTGAGACGAGTCACCACTCGTCTCACCCCGGACATCGTTCGTGCCATCCGAGTTGCTCACATTGTCGTTAGCCGCCGTAGCATAGTCACCGTCACCCGAGAGCCTGACCTGCGGAGTCTCCGACTGCACAGTTCGCGCACTGGCCTTCGTCGCCGACACGGTACTCGTCGTCTGCTTGGCCCCCTGGGACTGTTTCCCGGAGGAGCGCCCGCTGGACTCCTGGTCGCCCTTGGAATGCATGTCCTGGGTCAGGAGGGGGTCGATGTTGACTAATTCGGCCTCGTACCACTTGTTGTAGTAGGGCATGATCTCGTTCATCTTCGTGCGCAACTGACGTACGAACATGTCAACCGACTCCAGGCCGATCTCATTGTAATAATAGTGGTCGATGATCTTCTGGTTCAGAAAATCCCTGTACTGCTCGTCGAAAATCGGATAGGATTCCAGCCCGATATTCTCCACGCCCTGCCGCGCGATCACCTCACGTAATTCGATCGTGTAATCAGCCATTCCTGTGCATCTCCTCCAAGTCAGTACTCCCCAGGCCCGGGTTCTGGTCGGCGAGCCCGCCGGCAACAGCCCCCAGAGCGGCGTTCTCCGCCGTCGTCATCTCATCCAGGTTCCACTCGCACATAACCTCGAGCCCGTACATCTTGTTGATCCGCTCACACGCCCGCTGCCGCTCGTTAAGCGCGACAGCGCGCATGGCGAGCACCTGACCGGACGCGCCTGACGCCTCCTCGACGACCATCCGCTCGCGCTTCTCCGAGTTGACGTTCATGATGCCGAGCAGCGTGAGCGTCTCGTTCCACGTGCGCACCTTCGCGTCCATAACATCCTTGATCTGATTCGGCTTGTACCCGATATCGAACAAGGAAATTTTTTCCGCCATGGACTCGGCGCTCAGAGCCTCTGTCCCGAAGATGACCGGCTGACCCTCGACGACTTTATTGAATGCCTGCACCATCGAATTGTATTCGTTATTATTGACGGCGAATACGAAGGGGTGACGGGCACTGAGCATGTTGATCTCAAGCGTCCGGTCCAACGCGGCGAGACGCTGAGAATACATGCTGATAATATCCCAATCCGGAATACGCGTCTGGTTAGCCCAGATGGGCACACACTCACTACCGGATAGTTGGCGAGAGAAGACTTGATTCCCGTACACGGTGTAGCCAACCGGGTTGTCATACATATTGACTTCCCCGAGCCCAGTAGCCCGTAGAGTCATGAAGCGCTGGAATTCCTCGTCGAAATAGAATACGCTGAGAGCGTCGCGCATGAGCGTCATCTCCAGGAAACGCAAATCAACAGTGTCGGGCATGCCGACCCACTTGAACCGATTGGAAATCATCTCAATGAGAATGCGCTCGTACATCGCGATCAACTGCGTCTCACGCGTCTGCACCGGGTTCAACTTATAGCCGGCGCCTTGGCCCCCATTGAAGGGGCGGTAGATTTTACTGGCTACCCAGTCTTCCTGCTTGTTGACGTCAGGTGAAGTCAAGGTGAATTCCCTTCAATGGCTCGTTGTCCCCAATAAGCGCGCTCCCGATGGTGAAAGTCTTGTGCCACACAGTCACGCCTTTCTCAAATATACCACGAATGCTCTGTTTGAACCCCTCCGGGCACGTCGCAGAACGGATATAGGTTTCCTTCATCTGCCAGTACGTGAAATTCTCCATGCACCGGAAATTCTTGGGCGGGCGATTGAAAACATTCATCGCATACCCGTACCGAAGCCAAAACTCCCCGATCCGCACCATCGTGCCCACATCGATGATCTTCTGCCGCAGAACAATCTGCCACCCTTCCGCCGACAGCATGAACGCGTCCCCGCCCGTCTGCCCGGACGTCGTGGGCGCGATCACGTCACTGTCCTGAATCTTTGCATTGATGCCGGCGATAGCGTTAGCGTAGTCGCCATTGGCGGCGAACTTCGCCATCTGGAGATTACTGTCGGCGAAGTAGCGCCCGTAACTGTTCTTCAGGTTCGTCATCGCGCTGGCCTGTTCGGCCCGCATGCGGTTGTTCTCCAGGGCGGTGCCATACTCGTTGCCCATGTTGTAGCCCTGCGTGAGCGCATTGATCGCGCCGCCAAGAATGTTGCCGCCCAGAGCGCTGGCAACACCCGAGCCGATCGCGTTTACACCGGACCGCATGAATTGCTGGTTGGCATTGTACTGCGCCATCTGCGTGTTGTATGCGTTACCCAGGTTCGTCATGTCGGTACCCTGCTGCATGGAGGCCTGCGCCTGGGCGAACTGCGTGGACGCTCCGCGCAGCGCTTTCTGCTGCCCCCATTCAGCGGACTGCCGCTGGTAGGCGATCTGATGCGCATTCGACGCCGTGTACATGAGGTAAGAGTTGTTCGTGAGCGTGAAGGTGGGGAAGTTCGCGAATCCAGTCATCACGTCGAAGTGCTCACTCCTGCCGTTCCAGTAGTCCGTGACGCCGAACGACGAGGCGTTCAGATTGTTCACCGTGAACATGATGCGCGGGTTGGGTGGGACGATATGGGCCCACTGTGTGACATTGAATTTCCAGTCCACAATGCTCTCGGGGCGGATCATGAGCGGCGTCCCCGTGAACGTCGTCAACTCATACCACATGTACGGGGCGGTGTAGAACTTCCACAGGTGCTTGTACCGGTCCGGAATGTGCGTATCGGTCCGGAACGGGGCGGCCAACTCAATGGTCTTGTTGTTCTGGAATGAATCGCCGAACCCTTTTTTAGCGACAAAGACGTCCGCGTTCACAGCACTTTTACCGTCGTGCGGGACGTCAGGCAACTTGGTCTTCCGCCCCTCCAATTTTCCCCAGTCGATGACGCCATTAGGGATAGCGGTGATGCTCACGATGCCCTGTGCAACCCAGGGCGCATAGGACAGCGCCTCAGCCATCGTGGTAAAAGCATCGACAGGCATAACGTAAACGGCGCACCCATTCGGTAACCCCTCGGCGATACTGCCTTTTGCTGTCGTGAATTTCGGATCGTCGGCGCTCCCGTAGTCTTCCTCCAGGTCCACGGTGGAGGTGACGACAACATCGTAGTTCGCCGTGTCATACTCCTGGCCCTCCTCGGGAACCGGCGTTGCGGCGACGAACTCCCGCCACACATCACCGACGATGTACTCGGCGCCGGTGTCAAGGCCCTCGGGGGCCGTGAGGTAGCGGCGCCCGTTGTCGGTCCATGCCTCTTCGGCGGCGATGCCGAGGTGGGAGCGCTCAACGTAGCAGCGTGTGATTTCCCACTCGTGCATATAGGACTGCCATACGTCGAGTTGGACGGTTATTTCAGTGGTGTTGGGGGCCACGTATTCGACCGAGGTGATGAAATAATAGAACGTATTCCGCGTATTAACGTGATCTTCATTATTTCGGGCGATAAGATAATTATACGTGTTCGCCTTGGAGAAAGGCACGTCGATACGAATCGGGCGCCCCTGGGCACAGTACGTCAACCCGTGAATCTGCGTCCACGTGCTGTGCTTCTTGTGACCATGGACGATCGCCTCAAAGGACTCGTCGTAATTGTCCCACCACACGACATCGCGGTAGGTGGCGTCCCACGGAACATTACAGAGATAAACATCGGTGTTCGGCGTCCAAATAGAATAATCAAAATTAAGACCAAAATCACCGATGTCCTTCGGCGGGCGGGTAATAGCACTCATAGCAAAATGATACACCACGACCCCGGGGCGAAGAACGGTGGCAAGAACTCCCCGGGGCCGCGGCTGATTCCCAACCCGCACCCGATCCATCCCTTGATCGGAGGCAGGACTAGCGTATCACAGGGCGACACCCCCCGCAATCGAACATACGTACTATACAGCTAGTCTGTGGAGAAAATCCGGCACACTCCAACTCCAACGTTATAGTTGGAATTGGGGTAGTTCAAAGGCCTCCTCCCCGGGTAGGGGAGGAGGCCCTCGAAACTGTGGCGTGGCTTACTTCTTGGGCCAGACCCTCGGTGCCGGATCGATCTCCAGCGACCACGAGAACGCACCACCGGCCTTCGCCGGATCGGCGTTCGCCTTCAGTGCACCACCGCCAACAATGCGACCATTAATCGTCACAGACGTGGCCGTCTCGTCCGAAGCAATCACAAACACTCCGTCGTTGTAGACGCGCGTCCTCGGACTCCTGTTGCCAATGATCGTGAAGTCCACTGGAATCTCAGCATCGCCCGGCAAGTCCGTGCCAACAATCGAATAGGTGAGATACCCGTTCTCGCCCGGCTTCATCTTATCAGTAGAACTGACATTACGACCATCAGCGTGACGGAACGCGTCAGGCTTGAGCTCAAGATTCTTGGGTGTCACAACGTTGACTTTCTCGTCGTCAGCGCCCGTCCAGAACAAGACCGCGGGCACGAACAAACTGGCGCTAATGACCTCCCAGTGGTGCAGGAAGTAGTTCTGACCCAGGCTGACGGGGTTCGGCTGAGAGGTGTTCTCCAGTAGGTTGTCGGCGATGACGAAGAAATCCTTGGTCGTCAGAATCGCCTGAGCCCCATCGATGTTGATACGCGACTTGGGCACAGAGATGATCTGCGCCTCCATCTGCTGCTTGTCCAGGTTGAAAGCGGCCGCCCACGTGGACACGTTAATGTTGGCAATAACCTCAGGAGTCGTGATGAGAATGAGGTCCTCGGGGCGGGCCCACACGGGCATCTTACCCGCAT